ACACTTTTAAAAGATTACACGTCAGACGATTATCTTTTATTATCAGGAGACCCTGCAACTATTGGTGTTATTTGTTCAGTTGTGTCTGATATGACAAATGGAAAATTTAAATTTCTAAAATGGGATAGACAAGAAAAAACTTATTATCCAATAGAAATAGATTTATTTAAAAATTAGTATTGACAAAATAAAAGTCTAGGATTATATATAATTCATGAAAGGAATTGTATGAGTATAGATTATGAAGACGATAGATTAGAATCTGTAAAGCAAATAGATGCTGCAGCTTCTTTATCTAATAAAGTTATTGAGTTAAAAAATATTGAAGACGAAATTGAAAACGCAGAAAAAAGTATTTCAAAATTAAAAGAACAGTCTAAAGTATTATCAGAGGTAGAAATACCAAAGATGATGCAAGAGATGAACATTACAAAATTAAAGCTTAAAGATGGTGAGTCTATAGAACTTAAACCATTTTATTATGCTTCTATTGCAAAAGGCAGAAACGAAAGTGATTCTGATTTTTTAGATAGAAAGGATAAAGCTTTTACATGGCTTCGAGATAACGGCCTAGGTGATATTATTAAAAATGATATTACCGTTACCTTTGGTCGGGACGAAGATAACAAGGCACTGCAATATGCAGACCTTGCAAAGAGTAATGGCTTTGAACCAATTCAGCGCGAAACGGTTCATGCTATAACTCTTAAAGCGCTAGTCAGAGAGCGTCTTGAGAATAATCTTGAGATGCCTTCTGACATTTTTAAAATCTACGCGGGTAACAGTACAAAAATCAAAAGGAGATAACATGGAAACGAGTAACGAGAAACAAGTAACTATAAAAAAAGAAAATCTGCCTTCAGATATTTTATTTGAAGCGGATGCAGCACAAGGTTTAGAAAACGTAAGAACAGAAAATCTGGCCTTACCAATTCTAAAACTTTTACAAAACGGATCTGGAGAAGCTCAGAAGCGTAATCAAAATTACGTTGAAGGCGCTGAACCAGGTATGTTCCTAAACACCGTAACTAAAAAATGTTATAACGGTGCTGAAGGAATAGAGGTTGTACCCTGCTATTACAAACTTGAGTTTCAAGAATGGGCAGACTTTGGTACAGGTTCAGGAAGACCAGAAAATATTTTTGGTCATGATTCTGATATTTTATCTAAAACAACTAAAGATACTGGAGGTAAAGATCGTCTTGAAAACGGTAATTACATTCTAACAGTTGGTCAACATTTTGTTTTAATTGTTGATGGTGCAAATACAGAACCTGCATTAATCTCTATGAGTTCTTCTCAAGGTAAAGTGAGTAGAAAATGGAATTCAATGATGGCTTCAATTACACTTGAAGGCAAAAATGGTCCTTTCACTCCTGCTACTTACAGTCATAAATATGTCCTGTCTTCTGTACTTAACAGTGGAAAAGGTAATCAATGGTATGGCTTTAATGTTGTAAGCGGTGCTATGATTGATAACGCATCACTCTACGAAAGAGCGAAAAAGTTTCACAACTCATTCGCCGGTAAATAGTGTGAATAGTGGGCGCTTAGGGGAGACTCAAGGCGCCCATGCAACGACAGACAGGACAGGACATGACAGACGTATTAAAAAAATTTAAAAATATATTTGAAGGTTTAGACATAGCTCGTGGTGAAACCCGTAAGACAGGTGAGGTATCTGCAAAAGGTAAGAGTATTACTAGGTCTAAAACAATTACAGAACCACCTACAGATAAACTGTGGGAAGATCATTTAAAAGGTACAGAACCTGCATTAGGTATAATTCCAATAAGAAGAGACAATACTTGTATATGGGGATGTATTGACTGGGATGTATATCCTTTAGATCACAAAGAAATAGTAAATGATTTGAAAAAGAAAAAGATACCACTAACAGTATTTAGATCAAAGTCCGGTGGTGCACATTTATTTTTATTTACAAAAGAACCCGTCCCTGCAGTTATGATGAGAGATAAGTTAAAAACATATGCTTCAGCCATTGGTCATGCAAGAGCAGAGATATTTCCAAAACAAGAAAAGATAAATATTGATCGTGGTGATGTAGGTAGTTTTTTAAACTTACCTTATCACAACTTAGAAAATACAGTTAGATATGCTTTCAATAATAATGGTGAACCAATATTAGATATTGAAAAGTTTTTTGAACATTATGAAAACCAAGTTTTAAGTGTAGATCAATTTAACAATTTAAAATTAAAAGAAACAGAAGAAGATGATTTTCTTGAAATGCCACCATGTTTGGTTACGCTTTTATCTGAAGGTGTTGGTGAAGGAATGAGAAATGAAACTATGTATAACGTAGGAGTGTATGTAAAGAAAAGATTTTCTGAAGACGATCTTTGGAAAAAGAAAATGAATCACTACAACATAAAATATTTTAAACCACCTATTAATGCATCAGAACTTGTTAAGACTCAAGAATCATTAGAAAACAAAGATTATTTTTATAAATGTAAAGATGAACCTTTATCATCTTTTTGTAATTCGAAGCTATGTGTAACAAAAAAATATGGTGTAGGTGATGATGATGCACCAGTACAAACTATAACTAATATTAGAAAGTACAACTCTGATCCACCATTATTTTTCTGTGACATCGATGGACAAACAGTGATGGTTGAAACTTCAGTTCTTCACGACCCGGATAAATTTTCAATGGCATGCTTAGAACAAATTAATAGACCACAGATGCCTATGTCTAAAATTATATGGCGTAAGATGTTAATAAAACTTTTACAGGAGAAACAAGATACAGATGAAAAAGCTACGGCAGACCTTAAAGTTGAAAATCAATTAAAAGAATACATGGAAGACTTTATAAATAAAGTTAAAGGTAAAGATATAAATGATATTCAAAGAGGTGTTGCGTATAGTGATGATAACTATAGTTATTTTAAAATGAAAGATTTTTGGAAACATTTAGTAAAAAATAAATGGCCAGATAAAAGATATCCAAAACATGTAGTAGTACAAAAACTACAAACTCAATTAAAGATTGAGGAGGATTATCCAAAAATAAACGGTAAAACAGTGCGTTGCTTTAAGATGTTAAAGATTGTATCTGTTGAGCCAGAGAAAGCAAAATATGAAAGTCAGGAACCATCATGGAAAAGAAAAATAGAACAGTAATACCTGGACCACCGGGAACCGGGAAAACATATAGATTATTAAATCATTATATGGCCAAAGAAATAAAAGAAAATAAAACTGATCCTAAAAAAATTTGTTACATTACTTTTAGTAAAGCAGCTGCAGAAGAAGCAACTGAAAGATTTGAAGAATTATTTCCTAAAGAAAAACTTGGATACATAGGCACTATGCATGCATTAGGGGTAAGAGAATTAAACATAGATGTAGGTGCAAAATTATTAAGAGGTAATAGTCAATGGAATCAATTTAAACTTTATGAGCCAATGGCAGCTAAATTAAATACTGATATGAGTATTGATTCAATTACTGGTAAAACTAGATTTAAAGACCCTATACTAACTACAAGAGACTATGCAAAAAATAAAAAAATATCTTTGAATGAAGCTGCGATACAAAAAGGTATGGCGGGTTGGTCAGACATACACATCGCAGAAAAAATAGATGGTGCACTAACACAATATAAAAAAGACACAGGAGTCATAGAATTTTATGACATGATAGGTTTGTTTACGGATAAAATAAAAACTAAAGATAGTTTTTATGACGTTATATTTTTAGATGAAGCTCAAGACTTGAATGCACTACAGTGGGATATGTTTTTTGAATTAGAGAAACTAAGTAATAGGTCCTTCATTGCTGGTGATGATGATCAAACTATCTACGGTTTTCAAGGAGCAGATGCATCTACATTTATAAACCTAGAAGGAACTATAGATGAACAAGTAAAGTCGAGACGAGTACCGAGAAGCGTGCATCGAGTGGCTTTAAATATATTAGATAGACTCAACGAACGTAGGACAAAGAATTGGGAAGCGAGAGACGAGGAAGGTGAAGTTAATTATGAAACATCACTAGAAAACATAGACTTTGCAAAAGGTAAGTGGATGATACTTGGTAGAACTAATAGACTTTGTGAGAAGGCAAGAGATCATTTGTATATGAAAGGTTTAAGATATGAATTTACAGGTGATAAATATTTAGATAAAAATTCTATGCTAGCATTTACTACCTGGAAAAGATTAAATAATGGTGCAAGTATTGATTCAAAAGATGTCAAAGTAATGTATTCTTTTTTAAAAGTAAAACTAGGTCATATACAAAGAGGGTTTGCTAGTGGTAAAACTTTAGATTCTGTTTTTTCTGTGACGTTAGAAGAACTAAAGAAAGATCATGGTTTACTTGTTGAAGGTAGTTGGGAACATCTTGACTTTGATGAAGATACAAAAGTTTTCATGAAACATTTAATACAAAACAATTATGATCTTATGAAAGAAGCTGACATAAAGATAATGACCTTACATGGATCAAAGGGAAAAGAATGTGAAAACGTAGTTTTATTTACAGATTTTGGTGCGGATGAATATCAAAGTAATTTTATTGAAGGTGAGTTTGAAAAGTCACCAGACAATGAACATAGATTATTTTTTGTTGGAGTTACCAGAGCTAAACAAAAACTTTATTTACTACAATCAGAGGAGGGTACAGGGTATGTCATATAAATCATTAGACAAACAAGTTCAGGGAAATCACTATCAAGATTTCAAGATTCAACCTGCAGAGTTTGTAAATCAAAATAAACTCTTGTTTGCTGAGGGAAATGCTATAAAATATATTTGTAGGCATTCTAAGAAAGGTAAACATTACGACATTAAAAAGGCAATACATTATTTAGAAATGATTCTAGAAAGGGATTATGGAGAATTTATTTAACGAAGAGATGTGGAATTCACCGGATGAGTTTAAAGATTTAAGTAGTTATAAATACATAGCAATTGACTTAGAAACAAGAGATCCAAACCTAAAGAAAATGGGTTCAGGTTCTGTAAGAGGTGATGGAGAAATAATTGGAGTAGCTGTTGCAGTAGATGGTTGGTCTGGATACTATTCTTTTGGTCATGAGCAAGGTAATTTTTTTGCAAAAGAATCTGTAATGAAATGGGTAAAAAGTATTTGTGCATTACCTTGTCCTAAAATATTTCATAATGCAATGTATGACGTATGTTGGTTAAGAGCATATGGTGTAAAGATAAATGGAATCATTGTAGATACAATGATGATGGCAGCTGTATTAGATGAAAACAGATTGTATTACTCATTGAATTCATTATCTTTTATAGAGCTAGGTAAAGTTAAAAATGAAAAAGCCTTACAAGATGCAGCAGACAAAGCTGGCATAGATGCAAAGTCTGAAATGTATAAGCTTCCCGCATCAATGGTTGGAGCATATGCTGAAGCAGATGCTGAACTAACCTTACAACTATTTAAAAAATTTTCAGGGCAAATAAGAGATCAAAACTTACAGAGGATATTTAACTTGGAGACAAGTTTATTTCCTATGTTGGTAGATATGAAATTTAAGGGCGTTCGAGTAGACGTCGATAAAGCGCTTCGACTGAAACATGTGCTAGAGAAAAGAGAAGGGCTATGCCTTGCAAAAGTGAAACAAGTAACAGGAGTAGAAGTACAAATATGGGCAGCAAGATCGATCGCCAAAGTATTTGACAACCTTGGACTACCTTATTCCAGAACTGCAAAAAGTAACGCACCATCATTTACAAAAGCTACACTAGAAAACCATGAAAATCCAGTGGTAAAAAACATTGCAGAAGCTAGGGAATTAAACAAAGCACATACAACATTTATAGATACAATATTAAAACATGAACACAATGGACGTATTCATGCTGACATAAATCAGTTAAGATCAGATGCAGGTGGAACTGTAACCGGGCGTTTCTCATATTCTAATCCAAACTTACAACAAATACCTGCAAGAAACAATTTATTAGGTCCTGCAATTCGTGGACTATTTATACCAGAGCAGGGCTGTGATTGGGGTTGTTTTGATTACTCACAACAAGAACCTAGATTAGTTTTACACTATGCAGCAGAACATCCTATCTTAAAAAATTCTGAGTCTGTAACTGAAATGGTTTCTAAGTTTAATAGAGACCCCAAAATGGACTTTCATGGAATGGTAGCTAAACTTGCAAACATAAAAAGAAAAGAAGCTAAGACTATTAACTTAGGTTTGTTTTATGGAATGGGTAAAGCAAAACTTCAACAGTCTTTGGATTTAGAAAACAAAGAAGATGCTGATAAACTTTTTAATAATTATCACGACAGTGTACCTTTTGTAAAAGGTTTGATGGACGCTACAATGAGAGACTCACAAAGAGACGGAGAGATTCAAACAATTGCAGGTAGAGTATGTAGATTTGATAAATGGGAAGAGGCAAGGTTTGCTCCAGGTGAGTTGAGAGCACCTATGACTTATGAAGAAGCTAAGGGAAAATATGGTGAAGATAGAATTAGAAGAGCCTATACATACAAAGCTTTAAATAAATTAATACAGGGTTCTGCGGCAGATATGACCAAACAAGCTATGCTAGATTTATATAACGAAGGTATTACACCGCATATACAAGTACACGATGAACTTGATATATCTGTTGAATCAGAGCATCAGGCTCAAAAAATCATTGCAATTATGCAAGATGCAGTTAAACTTTCTGTCAAAAATAAAGTTGATTATGAAAAAGGTCCTACTTGGGGCGATGTAAAATGAGGAGTAATTATGGCTTATCTAAACGCAAACATACCAACAGTTTATGCACAAATTAGAAAAGAGTATTTATATGATCTTAAAAAACATCATGGAGAAGTTGAAGAGTGTATTATCTTTGGCATTACTAGTATGGGGGGCCGTGCTATACTATTCCACGCTCTTATGGGTAACGGTGCAATATTTTATCGCCTGCCAATTAGCGCGTTTATTCAAAAGGGATTTGAACCATCCGGAGTGCCCACAAGAAGACTTGATGAATTGGAGCTTTGGAATTGTTTTTCTTACTATCCTACTGTCACTAGTTGGTCTATTTTAACTGCAGCTTCAGGTTATTATTTCGGTAAAGATAAAAAAAAGCATCACGGTCGTTATTTATTTACTATTGACTGGGCTCATCCAGATGTTAATATGTTAGATACTGATCATTCAGAGATTCCGCACGAACATAAGTGCGCTCACATAATTGCCTTAGATGAGGGTAATTTTGCAGCACAACCAAATAATAGATGTATATGGGACCTACCTTCTTTTACTGTAAAAGATAATACTCCCGATTGGAAAGTGCAAACTAATGAATGGAACGTAGAAGATAGCGGAGCTTGGCGTACAGAAGATACAGATAAGTTCTTCTATGAAATAGAGGAGAAAAAAAATGATTAAAAAAACTTTAAAATGGGTTTGGAATATAATTTGCTGGCCCTGGAAAAAATTTAAACAATGGGTTTGGTCTAGTTAAATGACCAGCTGCAAGACATGTTTTCATCCTTGTCATTGCGGTGAAGATAGAGATCTTCACGCAGATGAATATGGTGTGTGCACCTGCGAAAAGTGTACTTGCAAACGAACTTACAAAAAAGAAAAAGATCACAGTACGGACATAACATACGAAAATGAGTAACAAACCTTTGGATATCGGAGAAGAGGCAAGAGTTCAAATGCCAATGAAGACAGTAGCATCGCTGATCGTGCTGGTAGCAATGGGCGTTTTCGCTTATACCGAGCTGACTGCGAGGTTAGTATCGTTAGAGACATCAAGAGAATTATTTGAAAATGATTTACTTAAAAAATCTGAACAAGTTCCTACAGATCAGGAGCAACATTTTTTATTGGAAGATCTTTATAAAAGTGTCGAGCAGATAGAAACGAGAATCGAGGACATGATGCACAACAAAGTAAACATACAGTTTATACAAAAACAAACTGAGAAGCTTTTAGTTGATGTTGAAAATTTAAAAGATAAAGTAAGAGCAAACGGTAACGGAGCGCATTGATGACAGAGTTAGTGGTAGCCTTACTTATGATTGTACATGGAGAGATTAAAGAAGCACGTATTCAGACTTCAATGTCTGAATGTCTTAAAGGAGCACGTACAGCTAGGCGTGATTCTAAATCGCACGTAAAGTACCAGTGTCTAAAACAGATGGCCGAGCTTGAAAAAAATATAGATGGATCTTTGTCTATAAAAAAGTTAATATTGGAGTAATGAATCTTTCACGGAATTTCACTCTTTTAGAATTAATTAAATCGGACACAGCTGTTCGTAAAGATATTAATAATAATCCAAATGCAGGTCAAATAGAAAAATTAAAAGGACTGTGTGAAAATATTTTACAACCCGTCCGGGACCATTTCGGTAGAGTTAAGGTCACATCAGGGTTCCGTTCAGAAGACCTTTGCTATGCCATAGGTTCAAGTCGGGACAGCCAGCATGCAAAAGCTGAGGCCGCAGACTTCGAATGTGTTGGAGTTGACAATGCAGAAGTTGCTGATTGGATTAAAATGAATCTTGAAACAGATCAATTGATTCTTGAGTTCTACACACCAGGAGAACCTAATTCCGGATGGATACATTGTAGTTGGATACCTGAAGGAAGACGTGAGCAATATATGCATGCATTTAAGTCGGAAGGTAAGACAAAATACAAACCAATAATAGGAAAGGCGAAAGATATAGTATGAGTATAATAGATAAGAAATCAGCTAAATTATTTAGTAAAATAGATACAGTACATGGAACTTGTGAAGAATGTCAGGAAGAAGCGATTTTAGTTGCAATTGTTTCAGAATTTTATAGATGTACTAACTGTGGTCATGATACCAAACAACATATCAATGGCAGGATCAGATATCTTAAATTAGATGAGTCTGATAAGAAATGGATAAAAGATAATTATATTGAATAATGGCTAAGAAGTTTAAATCATTCGAGACACGTGATAAACCTAGAAAACGTGGACCTCGTCAGCACAAGAAAAATAAAAATAAACACGAGAAACGTCAGAAAAAACAAAAGAGATACAAAGGCCAAGGATAAAAACATAAAGGAGAAAGAAATGGTAGATATATTTAAACATTTTACTTTTGTAAAAAAGTATAATGAAATCAAAGATTTAAAAGAAAAAGTTTTAAAATACACAAAAGAAGACTGGGAAAAATATGATTACAGGCAAAAAAATTATATTGTTCACAGTAGCACAAAAACCATACCTTTAATATGGAATGAAATGAATAAAGACAATTTAAGAAATTTAAAAAAAGACGACAGAAAATTTTGGCCTGAAGCAGAAAAATATAAAACAGATTTAGATTCTCTTTCACAAATGTTTACAGAAAAATACGGTA